TTGTCTAACATGCCACTCACATCTTGAGTGCTAGTTAGGTAGTATGTATCTTTAGCTGGGTCATAGTCAAAGTACTGACTTACACCTGTTACGCTATTGTGGTCAAATAATATTGGCATAATAAAAATACAACAGAGGGAGAATTAACTCCCTCCATTATATCATAGCTAGTTACTAAGCACCTACGTTTTGTACTTTAGCATGTGCATCTGGGTTTTGAACCACTAATGCGTATTCTGCTGTGAGTAACCATTTTGTGCTGTCACCAGTTTTAGCTAGTTCTTCTTTAGCCATTGGGCGTAATGAAGCTAAGCCAACATAACCTGGGTCAACGCATAAAACAGCTTGGTCACGCATGAAACGGTCAAGTTTTACAGTATGGTTACCGAAGTCAGAAACGTAAACGTCTGCTGCGCCAGTAATTGTAGCTTGTGTTGTACCTTGAACGTTGTTGAACTTAGTAGCAATACCAGCAAAGCCTGAGAAACGAGCTTTGTTTGTAGCTGACATAAGGATAAGTGATGGCTCACCACCGTCTGTCCATGCTAATTGTAATGCTGACTTTAAGTCTGCTTCAATGAATGTTACAGAAGTACCATCTGTTGGTGATGCTACTGTGCCATTTACGAAGCCAGGTGTTGTACCTGCTGTAGAGCCTGTTGCTAATACTCGGTTAGTAATCCAAGACTCAACGCCTGCAGTTGAACGAGCTGTTGCTGGGCCACCTGCTGAAGAAGCTTGGTTACGAACAATTGCATATTCCATGTCACGTTTAAGTTCTTTACCAGCTTTCATAAGTTGGTAAGCAACTTCAGACTTACGACCATACTTACGTACTACGTCGTATGTGTTTGAAATTTGAACTGTCTTACGTGAAATTTGTGTGTAGTTACCTAATACTGTTGTAGCAGGTAATGTTGCGAATGAAGCGTCATCACCTTCAACAGATGTATTAGTACCTGCTGCTGCAAGTGCGTCAGTTTGCCATTGATGATAAGTTTGGCCTGCGCTCATGCGCTTTGCGAGTGAAAGTAATGGTGTATCTTCTGGAGAAATATCAAAGATAATATCTTCGAATGACTCCGCTATACCTTTACCGGTATAGCTATTGGTTGCTGATGCTGGCATAATTTTTTCCTTTGTAAATTAAAGCATGTTTTCGATAAGTTTTGCTGCTGCATCTGACTTGCCTGTCTTACGTAATTGCTCACGTAATTGACGGACATTAGATGTAGCTTCCGCTTTTGTATCTTTAGCACCTGGTCTCACTACAGGTTTAGCGCTTGATACTTTTTTCTTTACAGTAGAATTCTGTTGAAGTTTGCGCCATTGCATAGCGTCATGCAGTACCTTTACGTGACGTGGGTCAACAATTGAGTTGAGTTCAGCATCTGAAAAGCCATACTCTTTGCCTACAGATACAAGTTTCTGGGTAGTCTCTTGACTCCATCCTGGTATCTCTTTAGCTAAGACTTCTTTTCCTTTTGCCACTCTGTCTGCCATCAATTGCGCTTGCTGACTTGCTATTTGTTGCTTTTTGGCTTCAAACTGTGAAACGAGTGAGCTACGTTGTTGTTGTAGCTGGTTATATGTAAAGAAATGTTTTTGCGCTTCCACAAAGTCATTATCAGACAATTCTTGCCAATTAATATTGCTATATTGGTTTAATTGTTGGTCTAATGCTGTGATCTTCGCTACATCATCAATTAACACGTTATTAAGTTGCATTTGCTCTTGAAAGGCTTGCTCTTGCAATTGTATTTGCTGGGCATAGGCTTCTAGCTCTTTACGTTGTTCTGCTACTTGTTGTGTCTTTTGTGTGTAGTCAAGCCCTTGTTGTGCTAATGCTACGACTTCGTCTAGTGGCTTTTCGACTTCTTCACCATTGACCTTTAGCTTTAGGATAGCAGGAACTTCATCTTGCGACTGTTCTTCTTCTTCGGCTTGATCATCCGGTGCATCATCTGTTGCTTCTTCTGACTCTACTTCTTCAGTAGGATCAGCTTCTGCTTCAGCCTCTAGTGGTGGTTGTTCTTTCTCTTCAGGTGCATCTAAATTAGCTTGCACATCAGATACAATATCATCACCTAGCATAGCCTCTAAACGGCTTTGTGGTGACTGTTCTACGACTTGGTCACTCATAATATTTTCCTTAAAATTAGACAATAAAAAAGCCCACCGAAGTGAGCTTTAAGTGGGCTTGTCCTTACCCAAATATCTTAAACTTAGGCCTATCTGTTTGAATGGCTGCGAGCTTACCTGTTTGCATTACATCTGTAAGCTGCTTGTTAATTTGGTTTAATAACTGTAAAGCAATAACTAAACGGTTATGAGTCTTCTCATCACCTAATGGACTGTTGGTCATACTAGCTACAATATTCTCACGCACCTTATCTATTGCTTCTTTATAGATAGGGTTGTCTAATATTTGTGCTGCTTGTTCACCACGTTTTACTTCTTCTAGTGACTTATCCGCCATAGTTTAATCCTGACTGTGCTTTAATTTGTGCAATAGCTAAGTCAGTTTCTGCTTTTAATTGTGCTTTAAAGCGTTCTAACTCAGCTTGAGCTGCTATCTTCTCACGTTCAATTATAACATCATTTTGAGAACGTACTTGCTCTTGTTGTAGTTGAGCTTGCGCTTTTTGTTGTTCTATAGCTAATTGACCTTGAACCATGATCTCAGCCTCTGAAGGTTTAGACTGCTGACCTTCTTGTGCAGGTGTATTAGCTGGGTTGATCCAGAACTCTTCTGGGTTTTTAAAGCCTGCGTTCTGTGTAAGTTTGGATAGTGCATTATAGATCTTTTCTGGTGAAGTAATACCAATAGCTAGCGCTTCTTTTTGAGCTTGTAAAATAGTAGCCAAATGAGCTAACTGTTGATCTTTGTTACCTGCACCTAAACCCACAGAGATAGATAAGTCTTTACGGTCTTCCCATTCTCTTGGATCTACTTCTACCCATTTATTACGTATACGTACAATATCTGGCTTAGTAAGTGTAATTCTTACTAGTCTATGTACTAACTTAAATAGCTCTTTAACACCTGTCTCTGCAAATGTACGTGCTACTAACTCAACTCTTTGTTGAGCAGCAGACATAATTTGTGCTACGCCTGTAGCTGTCTTGTTAAGACTATTAGAGTCTAAGCCTTGGTTATATGCTGTGATACCTGTTCTCTTTTCTTTCATAGAGTCCATGTATTCAACCATACCGAATGATGATGCTGGTAGTGGTGGATGTGATAAAGGCATAATACCTGAGCCTGGGTCACCTTCTACACGAACAATACCACCTGGACGGCTTGTCAACATATCGTCTAGGTTTACTCTGTCAGAGATAGCATAACGACCATTGTTAGCTAGATACATGTTATCTAACTGACCACGAATAAGTGTAGACTTGATAAGCTGAATGTCCATAGTCAAGTCAGCATAAGAACGACCAATATGTCTATGTGGCATGATCATTGGTGTGATACATGCAAATGGAACATACTCGCATGGTTCTTTGTATAGGATAGTATTGCCTAACACTACCACTCTGTGTCTCTTACCTTCTAACTTAATGTATGTGTCTTTAACTAGAGCTTCGTTAGACTCAATAGCTCTGTCATATTCTTCGTCATAAATATCACGTGCATTAGACTCTTCTTCAAATGTATCACGAAGGTCTGACATGATAGACTTAATGTATTCTAGTGGCTTGTCAAATGTTTCAGCAATGTCAGCTAACTGCATAACTTCTCTATGCTGAACGAAACGTGCATCTTGTAAGTTAGGACCTGATACTTCTACAGATACCATCATGTTTTCAGGTGCTACGTTTTCAATGTTAATTTCAGTTTTCTTTTCTGTAACCTTAAGCTTAACATCATGTAGCATAGGTTGAATAATAGTAGCTGGATCTTGGCCCATAGCTAATGCTTGGTCCATGAGCATATTCATGTCTACACTAGGATCAGGATAAGCTTCATGCTCTAATACTTCAGTCTTTTCATCTGAAGCTAACATCTGAAGCTGTGCGTCTGTTAGTCCTTCGTATTCGTACTCTTCTTCCTCTTCTTCGTCTTCTGAATATACTTTTACATATCCGTTTTTAGATAGTAATGCGTCTTTAAACCATACGTAGAATATCTTGAACCCTTCGTTCTTTTCCATAACGATATGGTTGACATAGTCAGTCTCTTGATCAGCAGCGTCTTGATCTTCTGGGCCTTTTGGTTCAAACCTAACAACTTGGTCACCAGAGATAAATACTTTTAAAAGCTGAGGCAGAGCTGACTCTATTGTGTCTTGTACATCATAAGATACAACTTGGCTACGACCTTCTTCTTCATTACCGAAAGGTTGACCTAAGTAATAGTCAATTGCTTCTGCTCTGTCATTAGATAATGCGCTATCATTTACACCATAGGCAATATTTTCTTCTGCCTCTATCTGCGCAATGATCTCCATGTCTTGTATCTTCATTAAACAATTCCTCTATTTGTATATTGTATCTTCTCTTTAGTCCATGACTCATTCTTCATGCTATCTGCAGAGGTACATAAATATCTGAATGCGTCTGCTCCATGAGAATACTCATCATGCAATGGCGCACCAGGTTCGTTAGTTGCAGAGTTAATAGATCTGCGATAATGTTTTAAACAGTCAACAAGTCTGTTAGCTGACTTATCAAAATAAACTCTATGGAAGTTCATCCGTGCTATCTTGATGCCGGCTTCTATATCCATACGAGGTACAATTCTTACATCCCATCCAAACTTACGCATAATATCTTCTGCTGATATACCATGTTTAAAGTCTTTGGACTGTCCGTCATGAGGTAAGTACATAGTTCCCCAATTGTATGACATATCTTTTAACTGAGATGAATAGCTGTCTAAAGTTCTATGGTCATCTTCTATGTAACCAATGATGCGTAGATCTGATACACCTTTTTGGCATAGGATAACTGACATGCTATCGTTCCATCCTAAGTCCATTACTACATGAACCTTAAGCATTGGATCATAAGGTACGTTAGTAATACGTCCAGCCTCTTGGGCCTCTCTTATTTCGTTAGAATATATAGCACCATCTACGGCTGCTTTACATTCACCTTCCCATATATTTGCATAGTCAGGGTTAGTATTTAAACTGTGTAAGCGTTCCTGTTCAAGGACATCTGGAAACCAAGGGTTATCTTGGTAATTAACTTTGACTACTTTAGCATTCTCTGGCGGTTCTACGACAAAGCGAGTATATGTGTCGTCTGTATCTACATTTGGGTTGAATGATACCCAGATCTCTGAGTCTGGTTTACGTATTGTAGGTATTAAAATATCCCACGACTTCTTTGATACTGTTTGTGCCTCTTCCACCCAGACGATATCACATCCTTCAAAAGACTTAATGGACTCCACAGTATTAGTAGCCAACCCAGTAAAACTGAACGTACTACCGTTAAGACCACGTATCTCTGCTTCCAGTACTTCATAGAAAGCTCCTAAACCTAACGCTTGTATTTGATCGTTGAGCAGGGTATGAACCGACTGCTTAATAGATCTTTGTATCTCTCTAGCGCATAGTACACGCAATGGCTTATTGGCAGCCTGTATAAGTAATGCTCTAGCATAAGACCATGACTTGCCAGATCCACGTCCTCCGTAGCTTACCTTGTACCTGTACGGATCAAAGAGAAACTGTAATTTATCAGGAAAGGTTGCATTAACCTTCATCTTTTGGCTTTACAAAGTCTATAGCAATGCTTATAGGTAAATTAGATCCATCCACACCAGTCAACTCTGTAGTTGCTACTGACTTACCGTCTAGTCTATCGCCTAATTCTTTAATAGCGGATACATCACCTGAGGCTGCTTTATCTAATAAAGCCTCTGCGATCATACGTAGTCTTTCAGCATCTGACTGAATGACAGCACGTCTAAGTGTTTCCGCCCATAACCTATTGTTTTTACTAGAATGTGTATTACCTTTGTTAGCTTCTGAGCTACGTTCTGCTGCTAGTTTTTTTCGTTCTTCAATATCCATTGTTTTGCAACTCCTTATAGGTTGGTTGCCCTCTTAATTATCGGCTTAATAGCCCTCTATAGTACATTTGTTCTATGATAGCTGGATCAACGTAGTTTTGTTGCATTGTTGCGCCTGGGTTAGTTAAGTTTTGCATATATGGTGACATTTGTGACGGTGCTGTTTGAGGCATAGCTCGCATCATTGCATTCATATCATCCGGTGTCATGCCTTGTGGAATAGTTGGCATTTGAGCTGGAGGTAATGTACCTGGCTGTCTTCCTAATTGAGGCATAGGTACTGGAGGCATTTGTCCTGAAGGCATACTGTACTGTGGCATTTGTACTGAAGGAAGCATAGTTGCTCCTGTTACTAATGGCAATGCCTGCCTTAATGCGTTAAGCTCTTGTGCTGGTACTTGGCCTAAACCAAATTGGTTAGCCAATTCTCTTAGTCTTTGGGCATCTTGTAATTGTCTTAATTGTTTAGCTAGATCTGCCATGTTATAACTCACTTTCCCTGTTTTTACCTTTAAGTGGATAGATCATCCGTTGATATGTTTCCCACCATTCTTGACTATAGTCTGTATTCTGATAGTCTTTAAAGCATGGTGTGCCTAATGTGTGATGCACTAACTTAGCATCTGGGTTGTATTCGTATTCTGTTTCTAGCCAGTTCCATGTTTCGTCTAGCTTGCCTACTTGTTCTTCAGGATACTTAAGCCATTCAAACCTGTGTAGGTATTTACCTGTTTGTTCTTGTACGAACTTAGGTGTTAATTGTTTATTGAGCCAATGCCCACAATTCCATAACATTACGCTTGACCAATTCTTTTTAGGATAGTCTTCGTTCTTTGCACCTAGATACTTGATAGGATGCTTTGTTGTGTAGTTATGCTTTACGACTTTGACTGCTTCGTCATTATCAAAGTTTGCTAGTATCTCTGCTATATCTGTTCTACATATCATATCGCCATCTACAAATAGTGCGATACCTTTAAAGTTATTTAGATATGGCACTAGAAAGCGTGAATAAATAAATGCGTTGCTACCGTCTTTATGTGTTTCTTCGTAGTCTTTTAAAGTATTTAGTGCTAATGGTGTAAAACTTACCGGTATAGATGACTTTTCTATAACTGACTGGCAAAAGTTATGATAAGCAACTGGTTCTACCTTGCCATCATATCCTACGTATATATCTAGTTTTACCACTTAACTTTGTTAGCCCAATAAGCTGCGGACATTTTTCCTTTTGCAATATTTTTAGCGTGTCTTACTTTGAATGACTTTGCTCTTGCTGTATCTGTTTTGTCACCACTTACGCCTTTTTGACCAAAGCGTATGAGTTTTTCCTGGTCACCCTCTTTAGCCAATACTGCATGTGACTTAGTAGGATGACTAGGAGTTCTCTTAGGTTTATTATAACCTGAAAACGTTTCTTTACCTTTTTTGATCATTTCTTTTTAGCTGTCTTTGCTGACTGTTTAAATGCTTTAGCTGTAGGTGCGCCTTTTGTACCTGGTTTACGCATCTTTTCGCCTGAGCCAGCTTTAATTCTAGCTCTCTTAGCTGCTATGTTAGCGTATAGACCTGGCTTATTTGCCACGTTTAGCGCCTTTTTTCATTGGCTTTGCTGCCATTTTGCTACCTGTTTTCTTTGCGTACTCTTTAGCTTCCATTTTACCTTTTGCTGTATAAGGAAACGCTTTTACTCCACTTTTTGTTTTTACCATTGGCATAATTATCTTCCTTTTTTCATTTCGTTTTGTACAATTTCACGGATCATCTTATCAAGTTCTGCTTGCTTGAGCTTTTTCTTTTTCATCTCAATTGCTTCTTCTTGCTTATCTAATTTTTTATATTCATTAGACTTCATCATAGCTATTTACCTTTTTTTTTAGACATGCCAGCTTCGCTAAGTGCGATAGCTACGGCTTGTTTTTTTGACTTAACTACTGGACCTTTTTTTCCTGAGTGAAGAGTTCCTGCCTTCCACTCCTTCATTACCTTTGACACTTTTTTGGCTTTCCCTGCCTTGGTTGTTGGCTTCTTCATGAGGTATCCTTATAAACGTGTGATCATACTGACACTCAGGACATTGTTCATAACCGGTGTCATCATACGGCTGGCCGCATGTACTGCAAATTTTGGGACGCATAAAATAAAAAACCCTACCGGTTAAAGTAGGGTCTACGGAGAGTTACGGAGTTAATGGGCGTGGTTATCCCATTGCGTGATATTTTACCACGGAAATGCGTTTTGTCAAGATGCTAAGCATTAATTCTTTTTGATACAATGGTCAAAAGGTTATCCATAGCTAATTCTAGCTTGTATTCATAAGCCAAAGGCTTTTTAGCATATAAATAGCGGTGATATATGGCATCTTGTTGTTCACCAGGTAAACTATGAATGACCGAGTCGACTACATGGACGTTAGAAAGGTCTTGTATATCTATCATCTCATCAAACGAGTCCACCGTTGACTCTCCCCCTGAAGAAAGTCCAACTGACTTAGATGGATAACCCAGGCGGTGATTATCCGACTTCATCCATAAGGCCCAGTCATCTAATATTTGCATAAGTCTATCAATATGGATCATGAGGTATTCCTAGGATGCTAGCATTAAATGACTCAATGCCTCTGTATGGGTTACGTACACTATGCTTATCATGATCTGCTGTATGTTTATAAACACTTAATATTTTAAAGTTTGGCATTGGATGGTATAGCTCCTGAAGATAATGTTTCTTTGGCTTATGATAAAAAAGGTTTTTACCTCCTCTGATCTCACATAATAATTCCCACTCTACAAGTTTAATGACTACAAATTTAATATCATTAAATTTTAAACCTACACGGTTTGCTATTTCTTTGCATGTAATAATTTCATCTTCAGCTATTACATCTAATAACATATCTTTCATGCGATATGCTTTTGTTTGTATTGCTGTTACTTTCATGAGACATCAACTTCTTTAACATGCCATCTATTATTTTTCTTGTACCATCCGTGGACTAACACAATCCAACCAGCTTTCCTAATGTGACCAATTGCAGTACTGTCTTTTATTTTTCTTATCCTTGCGCTGACATTACTTAAACTCGTGGTTTGAATAGCAACAGTATTGCCGTCTTCAGATATTGCAAGGACATCAATGCAGCCATAGAGATCAACACGCACTCGACCCCAGCTATTCCATTTCTCCACTATCTGAACTAGTGGGTAATTTTCCTTCTGAAGTTTCGCTAGTGTTAGTTGTGTTGGACTCTTGCCTGCCATTAAATTGATCCTTATTAGGTTTAGATGTACTTTCGTATAAACGTTCTAACTCACCTGTAGACTTATTAAGTTCATATTCAATTAGGTGTGGTGATGTGTAAGCACTTTTCTGTTTATTTTTAAATATCTTATCCCAATTGTCTTCAAAAGTATGTCTATCTGTAAACGGTCTTGGTGCGCTTCCTTTTCCCATTATTTAATTCCTATGATGTCATGTTCCCATAAATATTGCATGGTATTTACATAAGCTCTATTCCACATATCACGCTTTTGATCTTTAGTAAGTTTGTTACCAGCATCTAATTCATAATGACAATGATAACATAAACTACAGGTGAGCGCATCCGAATTTTTGAGACCCATACCTTTTCCCTCGTTACGGTGTGCAGCGACTACAGTACCGTCACTAGCACCGCATGACTGACATGGGATCTCTCTTAAAAGTTTTAGTAATTTACTATTGCGATATATCACTTGGAAACCTAAACCCATATTCAATTCCGAACCTTCTTACTTGTTCAAGGTAGTCAGAAAATTCGTTAGTATCAAGATCCGTAGTTGATCTTACGTGTGTAATAGGACGTCCAGCTACTACTTTAGTTTCAGCGAGGTTTTGAAACGTTAATAATTCATGAAGTTCATAGTCATAGTATCCAAGATAGTCACCTAACTCTTTTAACATAGCCCAGTATTTATCATTCTGTGAGTTACTTCTTAACTTTTTACCACCGTCAGAAAACTTTACATCAACATGGCCATTAGTTTTAATTTCACTTTTGACCATATCCATGAACTCTTGGAAATTCACTTCTTTTACTGTCATTCTCTTTGCCATATTTATTGTTCCATCCTTTTGTTTTAAATATTTGTCCGTCCTTAGAAGTTGCTTTGTATTCTATATCGTCACCAAATACTTTTTTACATTCTTTTATAAATTCATTTATTGTCATTTGTTTATCCAATTTTTATCCCACATTTCTTTATAATGATCATCTTTGTAAAAGTCTTCACGTTTCCATCTATCAAACTTTTGCCTTACTTCTAGTGGCAATATATCTTTAGGCTTATCTTGTTTTTGCACAACATATTCTACTGCATTATAAACAGAAGTGATAGCTGTAATTGGTAAATTATCTAAGGTCATGGAGACTCCTTGTAACGTAAACCTTTTGGATCATACCAAAAGTTGAACGACCCTTCAAACTGAAAATTACGCTGCTTCTGGACGAATATTTTTGCATCCGGAATAATTTTTAAGTCAGCCTCAAGCGTTTTACCCTCGTCTTTTAAACGCTCTTTATAACGGTTGCGCCAGCAACATAAGATATTATCGCTAAGGTTGCGCAGATGCGAGCTGCCCATGATGTCCGTAGCGTCAGGTATCTGTTCTTCATCTGATAATTTTCTAGTATGTGCTACTAAAAAAATATGTATGTTAAGATCTCTACACACCACAGCGAGACGGTCCGCAAAAAGTTTTTGGGCGTTATAATTATCTTCCGCTATATCCGCCATCTTCATTAGTGAGTCAATCACAAAGACCTCAGCTCCGAGGACATGCTTACCCCAATATAATGTCGCTATCATATCTTCAGATGTAGTAACGCCAGTCTGATCGTAGATATAAAGTTTTTGCGCAGCACGCTCACAGAAACGAGTGACGTATTCATCTGTAGGCTCTTGTGATCCTAACGCCTGGGCCAACATGCGTGCCATAGTTAGTACTGGCCTCATCTCTAAGCTACTCACCAAACATACAGAGTTTTTCATAAGATGCAATATCACTTGTGAAAGCCACATTGACTTGCCGTGGCCGCTAGGGCCGGTGACTAATGTTACCTCCCCTGGCCGAACATGGAATTTATCATGCGTTTTAGTCCACGGTAGCGTCTTGCCAGCATATATTTCAGTAGAGTAGTATTTAATGAGATCATCAATAAAAATATCTGCACTTTTAATTTTAAATTCGTTACCATAAGTTTCTCCATTGTAAAAGTTATTTACTTCTTGTTGACTAACAGTCAGTTTACTAATTGCATCATTGATGTTCATATGCCACCTTCCCATGGCTTACGTTCAACTTCTACGTCATCTAACCAACGCATTTGCTGAATGTACGTTATGGGCGCTGGCGAGAAACCATCCTTCCATTGCTTACTTTGTTTCATTGTTTCTACATGACCTATAATTTGATCAGCTATCTTATAATACTTTTTAGCCTTCCATCTCTCAAAACATTTTTGTTTAGCTACTTTTCTTATAGACGGATATAACTTCCAAAACCTATCGAAAGTTTCTTCTATAGAAACTTGCTCCACAGGATCTGTCTCTGTCTCTGTCTCTGTCTCTGTACCCCCACTTTGCTCCATGTTTGCTAGCACGTTGCTATCTAGCTCTTCTAACCATGGCGTGAGTGAAGATAAACACTTGACTAATAAAGTCTTTTCAATTCTTAACCTAAAAGCCATAGTGTCGACTGACGGTAAATTTCCATCAATATCCTCTGCGGCCAATAACCATAAATTGATAAGCATTTTTGCGGATAATGGATCTAAATTATGCCATTCAAAGTCATCTAATAATGATCTATGGACTTTTATCCAGGGCGGACATCTGTCATGGTAATGCTGATATTTACTCCAGTTTCTTATTTTCATACACTCTCCTTAAGCGTAACACGTTGAAATATGGTATAATACACGTCCTTTCCTACAAAATTCAACTGTATCATCCATAGAGCGGTAGTATACTGCTAGCAAAAAAATAGAGCAAGAAAAATATTTTGCTAAATTACTTGACATTTAATTTCAACAAGATCACCATTCGTTTGTAACATTTTTTTAAGGAGAGAAGAATGGACGAAAGATGGTTAGACTATGATGAGTATTTAGATCAACAAGAATTCTGGCGTCAAAAAGAATTAGAAGAGCAATATCAATTAGAACAACAGGAGAAGCATGATGGATAACTGGGGATGGGATAGAGATAAACACCATACTTGGTATAACCAATGGGACTTTAAAACTCCAAGGACTTATAGAGAACGTTATGGTGTTGAATATCACCGTGGTGAAAGTTTTGAAAATGAAATGGTTGCATCAAATAGGTTTTTTGTGATAGTGTTATTACTCATCTTAATTTACGGAGGTTACTTATGGATGAATTAAATAAAATTATTGAGCAGTTACAATTAATGAATGAAGATCTACGTGAGTCAAATGACAAAGCAGATCAAAAAGAACATTACATTAGAGAATTACAAATTAAACAATTACAGGAGAGTAAGGATGAGTAAACAAGGAGTAGTTAATATACGTGGTAAAGAATATAAAACAGTAGCATTACGTGTACAAGAATTTAGAGAGCAATTTCCTAATTACTTTTTAACAACAGAAATAGTGCAAATTGATAATGACCAATGTATTGTTAAGGCTTATGTAGGATTACATACAGAGTCAGGTGTGCAAACATTTGCTACAGGTCATGCACAAGAGTTTAGAAAGGCTAGCCAAATTAATGGCACATCTTATGTCGAAAATTGTGAGACATCTGCAATTGGAAGAGCATTGAGTGCATTAGGTTTAGGAGGCACAGAGTTTGCATCTGCTAATGAAGTAGTTAATGCTATCTATCAACAAAACAACCCAGTTATTCAAGAAGTAACTGAAGATCAAATTAAAGCTGCCAAAGATACACTAACAGAGGCGGCTAGAACTGGTGAACTTAAAAAGGCATTCTTTACATTTGGACCAGAGCTACAAGAAAAAGTACGTGAGTTTGCTAACGAACTTAAGAAGTCTGCATGAGTTCTCATTTAAGTGATAATAGGCGTCATAGCGTCATTACGGCTAGTGTCGCCTGGTCTGCTGTATTTGAGAGACAAAAGTTATGGCGTCAAATGACTTTACGTGAGCCACCATTTGAAGGCAATGACATGACTGAATATGGAAATATTCATGAGTCTATTGCTTTATCTGCATTAGAAAAAGAGTTTGATGACATTGTAGAGCCTGGCAATAAGTTTGTACTGCATGACAAATTACCATTTGGAGCAAGTCCGGATGGGTACTACCAAGGAAATGTAATTGAGATAAAGTGTCCTTACACTCAAGAAATATATAAAGAGATCCCTGAGCGCTATTACTTTCAAATGCAAATGCAAATGGAAGTATGTAAAGCGCCTCATGCGTATTTTTATATATGGACACCTTTTGAAACAAAGATACAAGTAGTAGATAGAAGTAAAGCATGGCTTGAATGGTATACGCCATTAGCGCTAGAGTTTATCAAATATGTTGAAGATGACATAGAGCCTAAACGCTGGACTAAAAAACCAATTTTTAATAAGGAGTAAAGTATGGCTGAGTATGATAATAGTAACAGAGCTGCAGGTTGGCTACGTGAAAGTAAAGCAGGAAGTAAATATATTTCATTAATGCTTAATGTAGAAGGTAAAGAATATACATTAGCATTGTTTAAGAATGAAGTAGAAGAAGGATCTAAAAGACCTGTTTACACAGGTAAAATTACACCAAAAGGTGAGTATGCTCCAAGTGGCCCTTCAGTAGAAGGTGAAGAGGATGTTCCTTTTTAGGAGCATCCCCATACACACTATTTGTTCATTACGTACATTGTGACTTCAAAGCCAAAACGCATTTCTGTAGCTGCTGGAGTTGTCCACATAATATTATCCTCGGTTAATTAATGCAATATTGCCATTTCATTATCAGCTATAAAGTGCATTTTCGCTATCAGTAAAAACATTAAAAGAAAGTAAGCAAATGATAGAGGTAAAGGAGTCGCTAAGATCAGAACTTATACTAACACCAGAAGGTAAATTATTAATGGCCGTGATGATCCAGGCCATGATAGAGATATGCGGTACTAATACGCATAGTAGAAAGGTGTCTTACAATTGGCTTATGAAGGAAAAGAACCCTGTAGCTGATATATGTCTTATATTATCAGGATATGATAGACACCATATTGAAAATATGCTCATTCAAAAGTTTGGACATAATGAGTATTATGCTTTAAAAGGAGACTCATAATGGGAATAGAAACAGCAGCTTTTTGCCTTGCCCTGGCAGCCTACCACGAAAGTAGAGGAGAGCCGACCTCTGGTCAAACGGCTGTGATGTACGTATTACTTAATAGAGCGCAAAATACTAAAAACGTATGTAGCGAACTATACAAACCAAAACAATTTTCATTTATTGGAAATGTTCAATTAGCTTCCACAATTCAGTTGCAACCTTATATATCTATGGCGTATAATGTGCTGCATAAGAAAGTGAAAGACCCAACCAAAGGCGCTACATATTTTCATAGCAAGGATGTAAAGCCTGTTTGGGCCAATGATAAACCAGTCAAAGTGGCAATAGGCAACCACATATTTTATTGAGGTCATTATGAAAAAAGAGCCAGCAGGATACTTGTACGAAGAGTTTGATATTAAAACAGGTGAGCTTAAAAAGTCTTATTTGTGGTCGTTTCATCCAAAAGAACTTTCATATCTTAATGACCTAAAAGGATCAACTCACCATATTAAAATAACACCATTGTTTAGAGGTGATGAATTTGAAGAGTACAAAGCAATGAATAAATACGACTCAAAGCGTTTAGTGGAAGCAAATAATGGACTCTAAATTTGAAGGTAATGGTTATTTAATTGTAGGCGCTATTATTGGCGCTTTAATTACATGGTCAATTATGACATATAATAGTACTATGAAAAAATACCACATGAATTTAAAATGTATTCAAGGTGAATTATATGAGGAAATTAAACCTAATATATTTGCTAAAAGCCATTTAGAATGTTTTGAGCAAACGAGACTATGATGTATACAGTATTAGATGATAGAAAAAAAGCAGAACAGATCAAGGCATACATGGAAGCTCATCCTGGAGCTATCAGAAAACAAATATATAGAGAGTGTTACATTACCAGATATAGGGCTAAGATGTTAGAAGATCAGGGCCTTGTAAAATTGCCATTGCCATTGACTAACAAACAGTCTTTGATGAAGGCACGTAAGAAGTCATCAATGTTATTTTATTTATAGGAGGCAGTATGTCAGATAACGTAAACCACCCTAGACACTATAATATCGGAGGCCTAGAAACCATAGATATTATTGAAAGTCGCTTAACCAGAGAAGAATTTGTTGGATACTTAAAAGGTAGTAAGATGAAGTATGACTTACGCTATCCATTTAAGGGTAATGTAGAAGAAGACTTAGCAAAGTCTGAATGGTTCAAAAATAAACTTATTTCAGTTTTAAGAGATGAAGAAGTTGTAAACCCTCCTGAAATTGAAGCTCAAATACAAAGGTTTGATGATGAGTAAAATATATTGGATAGTCGTAACTATATTAGCTGCATTAGCTATTATTTGGACTGAACAGTCTTTTGGTCAAACTATTATTGCTCCAGATGGTACTGTAACTGTTTGTACTGTGTCTCAGGATATGATCATCTGCGTATGACGCTAGGAATGCGCAATAGTAACGCCAAGTTTATAGACTTTGGCTTTTTATCTGGAATGATCCCAGGTAAAAATATATTGCCAACAAACCTAGATATGGTTGTATGTAAAGATGGTAAAAAATTTTTAGTAGCTGAATGGAAGCATGAGAATGAACCTATGTCATTAGGCCAAAAGATAGTATTAAAAGGTTTAGCTGCTCAAGAAAACTTTACCGCATTAGTCATATATGGCCATAGTGATGATCAAAGAACTGAAGTAAATAACTTTTATCAAGTAACACAAGATAAACTTATTTACATAGATAAAGGCCCAGAAGCATTAAAAAGCTATATAAATACATGGTGGAAACTCAATTAAAACAATGACTTATAAAATAATTAAAAATATTTACAAAAAAGTGTTGACATCATGCTAGCAAATATATAGCATACACATATCGCTAATTTATTATCTACTTGCAGGCGATCAAGAAATTTTGCTAAAGGAGAAAAGCATGACAACATTTAACTACGAAGTATTAGTACAACTTGGCCACTTAAAAGCACTTAAACTTTTTGCGGCTAAAAAAGACGTAAGATATTACCTTAACGGTATTTACGTTGAATTTAATAAATATAACACTATCTTTGTTGCAACTGATGGTCACCGACTATTAAGTACAGCAGTCTATCATAACGAAGTACAGCACGGTAGAAACACATTAGGAGTAGTTATTCCTATTGAAACTATTGATGCTTTACTTAAAGTTAAGTCAACACTAGGTGCAGCTACCATATCATTAGAAGTTGAAAACAATGTGGTTAAGAAAATACACGTTGTGAATGATGTAGTTAGGTTAGAAGCACGTCCAGTAGAAGGTAAGTATCCTGACTTTAGAAGAGTATTTCCTGAGTCAGTATCTAATGAACCTGGTAATTACGACTTTACATATCTTAATGACTTTAATAAAGCCGCAGAATATATTTCTGGCGTTAAGAATAAAAAAGCATCATTAAGTCAAAATGGTCTTAAACCAGCATTAGTTGACCTTGACTGTGTTGACTGTGTTGGCGTGATCTCACCATTAAGAGTTGAGTCATCTATTATAGGCGCACCAAAGTTTATATTTGATGAACCTAAAGTATCTGTAAAGGAGGCTGCATAATGACTACAGATAACAAATATAATGGATGGTCTAATTACGAGACTTGGAGAATTAATTTAGAGATATTTGACTATTTTGATATATCTGACTATTCCAAAGATCCATACGACTTATCTAAACAATTAGAAGACTATGTAGAAGAAGTAATATTTATTGATGTGCCAGATGGTTTAGCTAAAGACTATGCTGGTGCATTTATAAGACAAGCTAACTTCTATGAAATTGCAGAGCATTTAATTGCAGACTGGAAGTATGATAACGAAGAGGAGGAGGAGGATGAACTTCAACTTTAATGAATGGAAGCACCGACTGGAACTTGATGATGAAGACTTGATAGACTGGTTAGGGTTGAGTGATGATCAAATAGAGCATTACAAAACTCATAGAGTGCCAAAGTATATTGAAGTGGCATGCAAGTTTATAGAGTGGTGTTATTGTGAAGCATTAGATGAATTACATGTAAATGTATTGCATGGTAGTGAGCCTTATATCAAGGCTCATTATCCGGCAGTAGCTGCTGCTAAAGGTGCATTTTTATCTTATGCTTTAAATAACTTTTATGAGGACTACGAGTTTGATCCTAAAAAACTTAGAAGCCTCTTAGACGAAGTAGCTCATCAACAGGGTTCATATAAGCACCCTGACCAGCAGCACTAGTATCAAAATAGGCAGAGTCTAGGAGTCCGTATTTAGGACTCTTAGCTACGCCTTTTAACTCCCCTACTAATTGTTTAGCACTCATTGCACCGTTAGGGTCAAACACTAACATACCACCATTAGGCGTTGCTGATACTACGCCACCTTTAGGGTTTAATTTTTTACCTGCTTCAATAATTTGTTTAGATGATACGTTTTCAAATAAGACACCGTTAGCAGCATCTTTATTTAAGTTCATAGGTATTTTAGTAAAGCGTGTAGCACCTACACCCCATTGGCCTAAGTCACCGCCCATAGACTGAGCGTACTCTGATAATGGCCCAGACTTCTGAATATTCATTCTATTAATAGGGCCTAAGTTTTGACTGTACACTCTATTAAATTCTTCTACGTTACTTGCTGGATCTACCCATACACCTTGCACTTTAGATGGAGGAATGTTTGCATATTCCATACCTTTAGATGCAGCGCCTTGTTGAGCTGTGCCATATCTTAAGTCTGATAATGCACGGCCTGATCCTGTTTCACTTGCTTTTTGTAAAATGTTAGGTGATGTAGCTTCAATATTAATGTTGACTGGAGATAGTTTACGTTGACCTTCTGCATATCTTAATGCAGCGCCTGGAGCTTTAGCAAGCGTTCCTGCAACGCCACCAGCAGCCGTTAAACCGCCTAATAAACCTTGAATAGGGCTTTGGTTAGTATAACCTTGATACATTTCATAAGCACCTAATGGAATGCCAATAGGAGGGTAGGCCATAGATGCACCGGATGCAGCATATTGAGCCATATCTTTAATGTCTTGTTTTGTAAGCTGTGGTACGTTAGGCAATGGGTTACCATTGTCATCCACGACAAGTCCTCTTATTACTTTCATTTTCTATCCTTTAGTCATCTAATTCTGGGAGTTCGTAGTGTACAGAGTCAACTGTAATTTCTACATAAAGACCTGACTCGAATGTTAAAGCTAATACATTCTCATCAAAATACGCTTCAGCCTCTACAATTTTATCTCCGACCAATTGATCAATTAATGGCTGAATTTGCATGATAAACCTTTCTATACTATTTTTCCGATCCACCTACCGTTTGTGTTAAGAACCATAGGAGTAAGTTTTGGCTGTCCATTAATAATAACACCACATCCTACAATGAACCTGCTTTTAAAGTTTTTGGCATAGTCAAACGCCATAGACTTTTGATGTATTAAACAGCCGACCTGCATTCCCCAAATTAGTGCATCTGGGTTACTGTAATACCCAATACTAAATTTAGTGTGATAGTGGCCCTGGACGGTATTCATTCCATACTGCTGGGCTACCTTTAAAACGTCTGCAGAGAGGCCATGTGTAAAGAAACAACGGCTGCCATCACTTAATGTAATGGTGTGATCGTCTACCCATACCCAACCCTTACCAACGCCTAAAAACTCGTTATAATGCTTTAAATAAGCCTTTGGCAAGCCATATTTTAATGCTCTACGATAAACTAAAGAGCTATGGTTAGAATGGACCAAAGTCATCTTTGGGAATATCTTTTCTAATTCTTTTACATTTTTCTTAGCTACTTCTAATTCATGCCCAGGTGAATATAAGTCTGGGTTATGTTCGTGCATAGATATAGCGTGTTGGTCTAGCTCATCACCTATGTTGACTACGTGGTCAAACTTGTATTGTTTTTTTAATGCTTTTAAGAATGCAAATGCGTCAGGATGATGATAAGGAATGTGAAGATCAGATATTACTAATACCGACTTATATTTAGACATAACTATCCTTGATGGTTGTTTTGCCTATTGTACACTAATAATAAAATTACTACCATTATCAATAGCTTAAAATGATCTATAAAACATAATACATCACACAAAAGATACTCTAGCATATTTTAATTGTAGCTTTTTTAGCTTTCTTTAGCTTGTCAAAGAACTTCTTATAAGCTGCCCTAGAGTTACCAATAAAGTCTTTACCTGCCCATGTAGTACCTACTAATATACAGCCTTCAGTATGTGCAGATGTATTTCCTGAATGGATGCGAACACCTGTAAAGTTAGGCACGTTAAGTATGTGTGGCATATCCTGTTTAAAGCGTACAGATGCGTCTATAATTACTTTATATTCACCTGTAGGAATAGCAGTTTTACCAATGACTTTAGTGCCATTTCTCACTACGTCTTCTAGCGTGTAGCATTCATATATACCGTCTATATACATCTTGCCTATAGTGTGTGTATCTTTAAATTCAAACCTTTTGACTTCAATTAACATTTTTGTCTATATAAGTTAGAGCTTGTGTGAGATATTGCATAGCATACATAAAGAGAATAGAGAAGCCCATAGCTACGAATAACAATGATACGACTAATAATTTAAGTATTGCTAAACCAATAAAGTTAAGTATGTTTAATACGATCATTTTCTAAGTGTCAGGTACATTCTCTCGCCAATTACGAAAGACATACAAGCTCCAGTCATGTCAAGGAATATTGCCACTACAGATGCACCTACAATATCTGGTGTAAATACAATAACTCCAGTAAATATCATAATAGCACTAATAATAACATATCTGAATGAAGCTCTTAGGTTAATGATCCATTTGGAAGGTTCACCATTGACACCATCTAATGCTGCTAAAGCCTGTAGTTTTGCAGCTTCAGCCTCCATAAGTTTAACTCGTTCTTCTACGTTTTGTGGTTGGCCACCAGCACCACCTGTAAACTTAGCAATAATCCCACGAACACCATCACTAAATGCAGGTACTAAAGCTGGTAATATTAAAGATGCAACTGAACCGATCATTATAGCTCCTTAGGATCGTAGCCAAGTGTGTTAGCTACTCTCTTTTGTAGTTTTAAGAATAAGCCTTTGTGACTTGTGTATTTATCTGTTTTAGGTGACTCTAAGTAACATATCATGTGGATCATTTCGTGACAGATAGTTTTAATTACAGTATCTAAATGTCCACACTTTGCAGTAGATATAGTAATGACATGTGGTTCACCTTGTTCTGGCGGTTCATATTGCCCACAGATACTATCGTCATGCACCACTAGGAAGTCAATTTTGTTTGAGGGCGGCAAGCGATATTCTTCGAAGACAGGAAATTGAGTAAGCGTGTCGTACAAATTCGCTATATTATTTTCATTAATGAATGTCATTTACCAAGCCAGTTGTGCATAACAAATGTAAATAGCCCACCGATAAATGAAGCGATAGTCATACCTGCCCAGAAACCACCTTTAGACTTATTGGCTAAAGCAAGTAGTTCATCCATACCTGCTTCTAGTTTGTCTATCTTCTTTTCCATTTGCTCTACTTGAGCCACAAGTTGTCCATACTTAAATGGGTCGATCTCACTCATTACTAGTTCCTTCATTGTTGACTATTTAAGATACCTGGGAAGTATCTTTGTTGAGTTGTAGCGCCAAACCTACCAGCAACACCACCAGTTGTATATGGACTAATAAGGCCTCTTCCGCCTCTAGTTAGTACGTCTGAAATAACTTCAGATGGTCTGCGTGTAGTAAGTTCTCTAGCAATAGTTTGTAGTCTTGCAGGATCAGTCTCAGTCAATATCTTAACTACTTCGTTAGCTGTTGCCTTGAGTTGCTGTTCGTTCATTTGTGTAGCATCCATTTTAAGAGCATTAAATATTAAGTTTTGTGCATCAATATTTGGTGCTTCTTGTGCAATAGTGCCACGTACTGCTTTGGCTGCTTCTTGTCTTGCTGCTGTTTGTGAACCAGCTAATACTTGGCCAGATGTAGCTTTCATTTCCATTTCTGTTTGGAAGTTTTTAATAAACTGGTTAAATTTGTTTTG